CAAATTCAACATGGAATAATAATCATTCTTATATTAATTTCCCATCATTTAACATTCTAAATGATGAAGTTCACTCAGTGTTTGGAATTTTTAGTTCTACCAATTTATCCTCAGAAGAAACTTTATTCAAAATATACAATAGCATAAATGGAAATCTTTTTACTGTTAGAAAAAATGCAGATCAAATTCGTTATTTTCTTACGTTTAATAATGTTGAAGAAGAGATCTATATTTCAGATGAAATTACTTCTGGAGACTTATTTGCTGTTGGATTTTCAATAGACCAGTTAGTGGATACATTTGGTGGAAACGTATCAACATTTTTTGGAAATAGAAATGGTTTAAAACTTTATGTTGCTGGAGAAGATGAAAATCAATATTCTTTTACTGGTAAAATGTATTCTTTTGCATTTTGTACAACACTTAATACCCGAGTTATAAATAATCATTTTGATGAAAATGGAATTGTCATATTGTCTGATGCAGAAGATTTAATTAATCATACAGCAAGTTATACTCTAATACCTCTTCAAGAGTATGATTCTTTTTATTTAGACATTGCTTCTTATGGATACTGGGAAGATTATCAGCCACTATCATATTTTGGAAAATATGTTAAAGATAAAAGCGGTGTAGAATATTACGATCTAGACTTTTTGCAGTTTAACGTTGACTATCCTTCAACGTCAATTATTGGAGAACAACTTGTAGAGCCATACCAATTTTATGACACACAAAATGCCTTTGTTAAAACATATATTAGTTTTCAGTATATAGAAAGCGGAGCAAACGCACTACAGGATTATTTTATTTATGAAGAAAAACCAAATATTGATGGGGTTATTGATCTTGAACTATATCCTAATTGGCAAAGAACAAAGTTTGAGGTTATGAATGGAACAGTCTTATACCCTACTAAGTCTGTTGATTTTAATGAGTTAGCAATTGTTTATCATATTGACTTTTATGTTCGTGGCATTATTAAAAAGCCTTTACAAATTAAAAAGTTAGAAATTTCTTCAAAGGCTCTTAACAATAATTCTTTTAACCCAATTGGCACAAGATTTGGACTCAAGTTATTCCCTTATAAAAAAACTGGTTTATATTTTGATTATAAATCAAAAAATCCTTTTAGTATTTACAAAGGAAGTAGCCCTTATCTATACCTTACTAAAGATTCTGGAATTAAGATTCGTGGAGATTTTAGTTCAGACATAAGTCGTGGAATTGCTATGTCAATTAATGAATCAAGATCTTCTTCTTATCAAATTAATGCTGCACAGTTATGGATAAGATATGACGATGCTTTGTTCCCAGAATTACCACTAGAACTTTTTGACATTAAGTATAAAACAGACACAATTAAGTTTTATTTTGTTGCAGATACAAGCATTAAAAATCGTGGAAGAATTTATGCAAAAAGTTTATTGACTGGGGAAGATTTTAATGGAATTGCCTATTATGTAAATGGAAATCTAGTCAGAGAACCACGAATAAGCACGGGAGAATGGTTATCCCTTGGTCTTTCTTTTTCAAACTCTTTAAGTTTTGACTCTTATGTTGGGGCAATCAATCTCAACGGTCCAATGCTTTTTAACAATGTTTCTTACTATCAAGCAAACAGTCTTCAGCAACTTCAGAAATATATAACAAGGCCTTGGATTAAGGTTAAAGATGATGGGGTTCTTGACCTAGACTGGCAGTATTGGCTTAGCAACTATGTTTGGCAGGAAGTGCTGGTCATTGCTTCTTCAAACCTTTACGCAACAAATCCAGATGAGATTTATAAGGCATATATAGGTACAAATAAGATTATTGTTGATGATGGACAAGGAATGTCGTTTGATGATGACAGATTAAGGATCTATACAGAAGCAAGTTGGCAGACAACCGTTAAAACTCCAGTGTAATATGGTATACTGATGGTTATGGATGCATTAATTAACCCTGAAACTGGCGAACCCCTCGTAAAAAATGTACGTAGGCAGGTTATTGAAAAGAAGTATAACTGGGGTCTATACGTATATAAGAAGTCAAATGGAAAATGGTTTACAGATGGTAGCGGAAACGTACTTAACATTGAATCTATGCGTAATGACCTTACAAAAATTGCAGAATTAAAAGCAGCAGCAAAGCATTATGGAGATGAAGGCGATGGAGAGGCAGTTTTTGTTCCTGGGCTAACCAGAATTACAGACGAAGAGTATTCAGAGCAAATGGACAGAATGAAGTCTGGACTTATCCCATCAATGAACGATCTGGGTGCATGGCATGCTGCACAACAGACACTTAATAAGGCAGGCAAGGATCAATTTGATGAGTAATAGCGATTACATAGATGCAAGGCTTGGAACAAATGACAAGCAAGAAAGTCAGTTTAAGAATAGTGATCCTTTCAATAAGTCTTGGGACGAATTAAAAGGTTTGGGCGGGATAGAGGATAACTTCAAACGCCGTGTAACACGTCAAGTTAACAAGGCAATGACACAAGAAGGATATCTTGCTACCAGTGCAAACGTAAACCTTTTAAGTACTGGATATCTTGATTCTGCTAATGCTGACCCAAAAGGAATTAACGACACTGGATCAAAATCAATTAACCCTGGTTTGGTTTACAGAAACGGATACGGACTATTTGACGTAATTACTCCACCATACAACATGTATGAGTTGGCAAACTTTTATGACACATCATTTGCTAATCATGCTGCTATTGACGCTAAGGTAGAAAATGTTGTTGGGCTTGGTTATCGTTTTGATGTTACAGATAGAACAATGATGAGTCTTGAAAACAATGCAGATCAGGCAGCAACTAGTCGTGCTCGTAAAAGAATTGAAAGAGCAAAATTAGAACTTCGTGATTGGCTTGAATCTCTTAATGATGATGATAGTTTTACAAGAACAATGGAAAAAATTTATACCGATCTTCAGGCAACTGGTAATGGATATATGGAAATTGGTAGAACTGTTACTGGCGAAATAGGATATATAGGACACATCCCATCAACAACAATTCGTGTTCGTCGCCTTCGTGACGGATATGTTCAGATCATTGGGCCAAAACTTGTGTACTTCAGAAACTTTGGAGCAACAAACATTAATCCATTAACATCGGATAACCGTCCAAACGAAATTATTCACTTTAAGGATTATTCACCATTAAATACATATTATGGTGTTCCAGATATTATTGCGGCATTGCCATCTCTTATTGGCGACCAACTTGCATCACAGTACAACATTGATTATTTTGAAAATAAAGCGGTACCAAGATATGTAATTACTCTTAAGGGAGCAAAACTTTCTGCTGATGCTGAAGACAAGATGTTTAGATTCTTGCAAACAGGGCTTAAGTCTCAATCACACAGAACCCTATACATTCCTCTTCCTGGGGACAACGACCAATCAAAGGTTGAGTTTGATATGAAGCCTATTGAAAATGGAATTCAGGATGGGTCATTTAAGGAATACCGCAAGCAAAATCGTGATGATATTTTAATTGCTCACCAGGTACCAATCTCTAAACTTGGTGGTTCAGAGTCTGGTTTGGCTGCTGCCTTATCTCAAGATCGTACCTTTAAGGAACAGGTATCTCGCCCAGAGCAACAGCACCTTGAAAAAATTATTGGTAAAATCATAAAAGAAAAAACAGATATTCTTCAGTTCAAGTTCAACGAGTTAACGCTAACAGATGAAATTGCACAGTCTCAGATTCTTGAAAGATATGTAAAGAACCAGATCATGCTTCCTAACGAAGCCCGTGATATACTAGATCTTCCACAAGCAGAACATGGAGATTCTCCGCTACAACTCACAGCAAGAGCAGCAGCAGACTCAATGGCAAATGGAAATCGTTCTAGGGACGCAGAAAGAACAAATAGTCAGTCAGACGGACCAGCAACGGTATCTGGCAGAAATCCGAAGGGTGAAGGTAGAGCATCTCAATAGTTGAGAAAACTCTATAAATGTTTGGTATAATGGAATACGATATGAA